GTCCTTCATTAAACTTGATACGTTACTAAAAAGAAAATATAAGTGCTTGCTGTCATGGCTGAAACACTATAAACAGTCGTTCCCACAGCAAATAAAATAGTTGACGATGTATTAAGCGCATTTACACAAGTCCCCCCTGAGTTACCTGTTGCTTGTGTATAAGGAAGATTTGATGTAACTACACCCGCTGCTGAGGTAGTAATAGAAGTCGCGCCAAACAAAATTCCTGTGGCTGTGACCACACGACCAACTTTTGTATATGTTCCAGAAGAACTAAACGCACCCACTACGACCAATCCAGAACCTTGGTTTGGTGTCCAAGTGCCTTCTTCGTAGTCAGCCAATAATTCACTGGTCATGCCAGCGGGGTGGCTGGTGATAGAAAAATCAATGCCTTTGCCTGATGTGCCAATAATTAGGTTACCAGTGCTTAACGTTACATCCCCAACTAATGTTGGCGTTGTAATGCTTGGGCTTGTGCTAAACACCAAGTTGGTGGAAGTCGTACCTGTTGCGCCAGATGCTGAATAACCTGTGATGTTGTTGAATGATGTGATGCTGGCAGTCGATGCGTTTGTACCGCCATTGGCAACAGGTAATACCCCGCTGACATGGGTTGTTAGGCCAATCTTGCCCCAGCTTGGTGCTACACCAACGCCCCCCGAAATGAGGGCATTGCCCGTGGCTACATCAGCAAGTTGTGCAAGGGTGGTTGTGGTGTTTGCATAAAGCAAATCCCCCACCGCATAGGACGTTAAACCCGTACCGCCAGCCGTAGCTGGGACAACTTTCCATCCAATAACTTGCACCGCAGACGCATTGTCTTTGTAAAACAGTTTGCCATCGGTAATGTTGATTGCCAGTTCACCAGTGGCAAGATTAGCCGCCAACGGCACATTGGTTGCTGTACTTGACGAATACAGTTGGATTGGGGTAAAACCTGTTTGTGCCATGTTTAACCTTAATTGAACATGACTTCAATGGATGAAGTAACAGGCGGTGCTTGTGAAAACGTCAAAGTTGTGCCAGAAATGGTGTAGGTGTTTTTCTGCTGATACACGCCATTGATGTACACAAACGTGAAATTTTCACCAAAAGACGCTGAACTTAAAGTGAATACAGTTTGCGACCCTGTGCCAGTAAAGTTTTGTACTTGGTACTCTGCCGCACCAATACCAGAAATATTGTCGTAAGTTGCAATTAGTACATCTGTTGACGTATTCAAAACAAACTTATAAGCTGAAACTAACAACCATATTTCACCCGTTGGCACTCTACCAGCGGAATTTAAAATAATCGGGTTAGAGTGGGCAATATTCCCCGTAGATGTTGTGTAGGTTGCTTTTGGGGTGTTAGTACCCGCCGCATAGGTATAGATTTTCCCGCCCGATAACACCGTGCCATCGTTATTAAAAAACTGCCACCCTGCCCCGCCAATTGGTGATAAAAATACACTCATAATTTGTCCTCAAATGCTTGGTGTAAAGACCTGGGGCAACCAGGGGGCGACAACCACCCGTTGGGTTGCCGCAGCTTGTTCATCTAATCGGGCCTCGACCTGTGCGCCAATGTCAGCAGTTACCCAGCCGATCACAATATCCTCGGTCACATCAGCAAATGGAACGGTCAGTTTTGGCTCGGCAAACTTCCACCAGCCCTCGGTTTCCACCCCATTTTTAGCGCAGAAATACCGTGCGCCTGTAATCAAGTCGCCATCGGCTTGGATTTCCAAGATTTTCCACATTAGAATGTGCCCCCTGTTACCCCGCCAGTAGCGGTTAAAACGCCCGTGGATGGATTAAATTTGAGTTTAGTGGATGATACCTTGATTGGCAAATTTCCTGTGCTTGTAGTCACCCAGGATAGATACATTTCTGCCGCTGTGGTGGTGTCATCAGTAATTGCCACATTCGTTGCGTTTGTTGCGGTTCCCGCTGTCGTTGCAGACCCCGCTGAACCATCAATGTTTACGCCTGTCAGCGATTGTGCGCTACTTGCCCGATTGAGTGCAATTGCGGTTGTGCCAACGTACAAGGTTGAATTGCCCAATACACCGCTGGGAATCGTGCCCGACAACTGACCCGCTGGGAGACCTGTCAGGCTTGCCCCTGACCCGCTAAACGCTGTGGCGGTCAACAATCCCGTGCTGGGGTTAAAGTTGTACTTTGTGGAACTGACCAGCGTGGTGGCTAAGTTGCCCGTTGTCTGGTCTGCAAACAAGGGATAACGCACCGCATTGGTGGTTGTGTCATCTGTGACAGTGGCATAGGCGGTGGGGGTTGTCCATGTGGGGGCGCTTGCGCCATTAGAGGTTAAAACTTGCCCCGCTGAACCAGTTGCACCCGACACAGCCAAAGTGCTGCTGAAATCAATAGTTGTGAATTTGCCCGTTGATGCTGTGGTTGCACCAATCGACATATTGTTAATCGTGCCAAGGTTTGTCGGGGCAATCTCAATTGCGCCTGTACCCGTTGGCTTCATGTGAACATGACCCGTACCCGTTGGGCTAATGTCAATCTGTGCATTTGCACCATTGATATTGGTAGAAACACTCAATGAAAGATTGTCACCACCACCAGCGCCCCAAGACAATTGACTTGTCCCGCCCGAATTACGCAAAGCCCCGCCAGCACTTGTTGCAGCCTCAAAAAATGGCCCGACAAACTTAGTGGTTGCCGTGATTGTTGTGCCTCTGACCGTGTTGGCAGTTGTCCCGCCAATCGCAGGGGGCGCAGATAAATCTAATGTGCCGCCCAAAGTCAAATTACCCGTGGTGGTCACAGTGCCCGACAAACTAATGCCCGAAACCGTGCCTGTACCGCCAACCGATGTGACCGTTCCCGTTGTAGGCGTTGCCCAAGATGGCAAGCCCCCCGCCAAAGTCAATACTTGACCATTAGACCCAGCCGCTAAAAATGCCGTTACATCTGCCGCTGTTTGGTAAGGCAATGAACCAGCCGCACCACCCGCAATGTTTGTGGCCTTGGTTGCCGTTGTAGCCGTGCCAGCGTTGCCCGATACCGACCCTGTGATGGTGTTGGTCACCGTCAAGTCGCCCAGCGTTCCCAAGCCAGTTATGCCCGAATAACTACCCGACAATCTGGCGCTGTCAATCGTGCCGCTGGTTATCTGTGATGCCGCAATAGCAATACTGGCGTTTGCCGCCAAGGTAATTTGGCCTTGAGCATTGACCGTGAAAGTCGCCACTTGGGAGGCCGACCCGTATGCCGCCGCAGTCACCGCTGTGTTGGTGATACTGAATGTGTTTCCTGTCAGGGTCAGTCCTGTACCCGCCAAGTAAGACCCAGCCCCAGAAAACTGCGACCAAGTGATTGGGGTCACATCAATCGTGCCGCCTTGGTTTGAGGTACACACCCACCCCGTATCAGCCAAAGTTGTGCCAGATTCAATAAAGGTAAATGCGGATGGAACTTCTGCCCATGTATTCATGTCAGCAGATCGCGCCCAAGCACCAGATGCGGCCACATAAATTCCGTTGAATTGGCTCAAAGTCTGGTTTTTAACCAGAATCCTATCCCCAGCGGTCAGCGTGGCAACCCAATCGCCCCCCGCCTGTACCGCCAAGCCAGACAGCGTGATGTTGTTAGTGGTTGAGTACACGCACGATGCTTTTACATCCAAACCCTGCGCCACCGAATCCACATACCCTTTGTTGGCAATGTCTGTGGCGCTAGTTGGGGTTGTGGTGATCGTGCCAGTTACCGTGCTGATGTTCGTGAATGAGGCGTTTTCTGGGCCATAAAAAGGCGTACCAGCAGGGCCAACAAAGTACTGAAGGGCAAAGGTAGGCTCGGGCGCAAAAACGCCCTGCACAGGGACAAAATTAGTGGTCTGGGTGACCGCTGTGGTCATGGCTTACTCGAAATAAACCGTGATACTTGCAGTCCCAGAAATCACGACATACAACCCGTTTTCACAGTTGATGCCATCATAAAAATTGATGTTTGTTGCCGCTGTCATTGTGAATGTGTCAATGATTTTCACATCTGTGCCAGGGGTCTGGGCATCGTACACAGTCACGGTGGGGGTGCTGGAGACGGTGCTAACAAAAATGCCTTTTAATTTTCCAGGTTGATTCTTCACCATTGCGGTGGCAGAAATCTGTGCGTAATTGGACATGGCTTGGCCTTTCAGTTCATCAAATTATATGCTTCAAAAGAGAAAAAGCCACCCCTTTTGAGGGCGGCTCTTTCACTTAGTTCATGCCGTTTTAAGGCAGAAACGTCAGGTCGTAACCGTAGATAAATACATCTGCGGTTGCGGCAGCGCCTTGGGCGGTGGTGCAACGAATATACAGGGGTGTGCCCGTAATCGATGCGGTTGAGGTTGCGGCGGTCACAACAACTGCGGTGGTCGAGTTATTACCCGACAACGCATATGCTGATTTCACTGCTGTGCCAGTAGCGCTTGGGCCTGTGTACACGGCAAGTTGTGCCGTGGTCAAGCTGATGCTTGCGTTTGCAACAATGATGCTTTGAACGCTGACGTTACCAGCCACCAAGATGGGGGCGATAGTGTCAGCAACAGCATTGAGGTTAACGCCTTGGGCAGAGGCAATCAAGCGCAATGCCTGATTGGTTGCCAAGTTACTGGGATGGTTGGTGGTGGTGCTTGCTGCGCCTGGATTAGACATGATTAAAGTCCTTTCAATGTTGATTAAGCTGCAACTCGGCAAGCGAGTTCGGGATACAGGGGAGCCCAACCATACAGCACATCAACGCGAGTCGGAATTGAATCGTTGTTGATGGTGTACTGACGAACCACACGCATTGACAGGCCCAGTTCCTTGTCGCTTGCACGACCAGCAAAGACCACCCCGTCTGGCAACTCGAGATCAGCAGTCGCCAGCGTAAATGCATTCTTATGCATTACAATGTTCTGCGGACTTACTGTGCCAGTATTATTAAACGGGGTCACAACTGCGGTTGCGCTGGTGGTGGTAATGGTGACGTTCTGGAACTGACCACCAGTGATGATGGCAGGGGAAACAGTCACGGCAGTACCGCCGCCAGTAGCCACAGCGGTGGTTGAGGTCACCACAAAGCTACGCAACTTGCCCGAACCATATGCACTACGGTTTTGGGGGTTGACAGCGTACACGCCAGCGATCTGGATGGTGTCGCCCTGGTTCAAGGTCAAAGCAGAAGATGCCACCAAGGTGACGCTGCTGGTTTGTGCCCAACCCGTGCTGATGCCGATGCTGGTGGTGTTGGTGGCGAGGGTCAAACTAGCGTAAGAACCAAAGGTTTGGTTCACAACGTTTTGGTCCATCTTCCAGTTCATACCAGCAGAGTCACGGCCCATCATGCCTTTTTGGTATTGCTTGCCAATCACATCGGATGGGACAAACAAACCCTTCAAGCTGTCCACAATGGTTGCGCCCGTGAAAGGCTCAACAATGCATGAACGGCGACCGTCACGGGGTGCACCCTCGCTGTCCAGATACGCACCAGCGGTCAAGTAGGTGAGCAAGGAGGTGGGAGGCGTTCCAGCCGTACCAACGATGTTGGCGGTGTTGTTCTTTGCCATCGTCAGACCATCAAAGTCGATCTTGTTGGCAACAGCAGCCACAGCGGGTTTCAGCACTCGGTCAGAGAACATATCCAATGACAAAGCCAAATCTTGCGTGGTGAACTGGGTATCAACGTGGAACTGCGTGGTCAAAGTGACGGGCACAGAAGTCTCGTTGAAGTCCTCAACGTTCAAAGCTGGGCCAGTAGTTCCGATGAAACGACCAGGACGGCGAACGTTAAGGGTGTTACCGATCTTTGCGCCGCTAACGGCAAATTGATCGTCATAGTTGCGGTCAACTTCAGAGGAGAAGGTCAACTCGTTTTCCAAAACCATCAACGCTTCGTTGGTGATCATGGAGATGGTAAGCAGATTGTTGCTCATTTCATTTCCTTAAAAAAAGATTGATTTAGCGGATTCGCCCTGCCATTCGTGCGGCTTTGTAGGCTTGATATGAACCCTCAAATTTACCATCGCTGGTAAGGGGCACATCTCTGCCGTTTGCCGCCGATCTGATTGGGTTAATCGGCGCTGGCGCTTTACTTTTCCCAACAACAGTCTTAGATGTTGGCTCAGTCTTTTCAAACTGGGCCTCTAGCTTTCCAATGCTTCTTAAGGCCGATGCCACCGTCATGCCAGAAAGTTTCTCTGCATACTCGGGATTCTCGGCAAGGTGGTAAAGAATGCGTGGCCCTACATCTGATTCAAAGATTGCATCCCGCACTTCGTTGCTCACAACAACGTCAGCAGAACCAACCATGTCATCAAAATCAGGCATTTCAGACTTAGCAGCTTTAACCCGTTCAGTCCAGGCGTTTATCACCTTTTCCCGTTCGGCTTGCTGTTTAGCCTGTGCTTCCTTCTGCTTTTCCTCGCTCATCCTTTGTTCAACTCGATAGTCTGTCAACGCCTTGGCGTATTCATACATATCGGAGAAATTCTCTGGCTTGGGTTCACCAGTTGGTTGGGTTTCTGCTTGCGGCTTTGCCCGACCTTCCAATTCCCTAACTTTGGCCTCCAAAGATTCCCGCGCTTCCCGTTCCCGCTTGGCCTCTTGCCTTGCTTCTTCGCGTTGCTTGGTTATCTTTTCAAACCTCAATTCCAGCTTTGGATTGCGTTTTCTTTCCTCTGTCGCTGTCGCTTCATCTTCCCCAAGCGGCTCACTCTGGCTTTGCGTTTCTGTCGGCTCTGCGGGAGGTGTCTCAACCACAGCCTCGACAGGCGCTCTATCAGCTAAACCCATCTTCTTGGCGTTGTACTCAGCTAAATTTTCACTTGTCACCACGTTAGCGGCAACTTTTGGTGCTTCTTGCACTTCGGACATGGATTACTCCAAGAATTTACCCAGTTGACCCAACTGGTAAGGTTTGGGCGATATTACCCGAAATCATGTCAATGTCAATTATTGCGGCATTTGTTGAATAAAGGGATTTGGTTGGTGGCTAATATCCTGGGCAGCAATATTGGCATATTGAAATTGCTCGGCATTCAATCGCTCAATTTCGCCCATCAATTGGTCAGGTGACATTCTTGCCAGCAGAATTTTGACCAGGGCATCAATTTCGGTCTTGTTTTGGCTGGTGATGCTGCGGGTATTCTGGTCATTGACCCGAACCTCTGCCATTGTTTCGGTGTTGTGCGCCCGTGCGGTCACATCCATCAGCTTGCGCTTGGTTGCGCCTTCTTCTTTGATCTGGGCCACTTGCGCCCTATTGTTGATCTCCAACCCAGCCGCTTGCAATTGCTGTTGCAGTTGCTGAATCATTTGCTCAGATTGTGCCAAGCGCATCTGGGCCTCGGGCGGTATGTCGGATTTCTCGTCAATGTTTGCCATTGGGTTCATGGCGGCAAGGCGGTCAGCAATCACATCAGCGCCTGGGAAATCCATGTTTCTGAATACCAAATCCCCAGCGATATTGAACAATTCCTGATTGCTGGTCAGCAAAGGCATCATGGATTCAACTGCTTGCTGGCGTTTGGTCTGGAATCCTGGGCCTGTGTCCATCACCACATCGTATTCACCCACGGTCACATCGTTTAAAACCTCGCCAATCTCGTTTTGCTCGTTGATTGTGGTCATGTCGGGCTGACCATCCGACCCAATAATCCGCATCACCCGCTGGGTGTCGTAAATCTTGGGAATTAGGTCAAGAATGATGCGCCCAGTTTGAGCAATGGAACGGGTCAAATTGTCGTAAAAGTGGAAGTTAGACAGATCAACTTGATTATGCTGGCCCTGCAATGCCTTGCCTGAGATATTCCCGCTTGGCAATTGATTGGGATCCATGATGCCCAATACCATCTGCAAATCAGCAGAAATTGCCCCCGCCGCTTCCATAATCCCTGCGGGTGGTGGCTCGGGTTGCAGTCGCTGGGGTGCTGGCGCTGGTACACCTTCAATGTCTTTTTGCTTGTATCTCAGCACAGGCATGGACTTGATGTTAGCCATTGCCCATTCGTTTTCGTGGCCCTCGTCTTGGCCTTCTGCCAGCAGCCATTTGGCCTTGGGTGCAAGCGCAACCGATTCGGTCATGCTTGTGCGCCAGAAGTTGTACATCCGCTGGGGGTCTTTAGCAAATCGCACCAGACCGTATTTCTTGCGCTTGTCATCCACAATGACCTGTGCGCCATAGCAAGGCACAACAGGGATATATTTACCCGCCCAGGTCTTTTCCTCTAGCACTTCCATTGCGGTCATCTTGACCCATTTAACGGCCTTGCGGAATGAGTCTCGTTCATCAACCACAGTCAACCCTGCGGCCTCAACCCGTGCAAAGAAGTTGGCGCTGTCCCCAAAAGACGTTGTGCCATCACTCAGCAAATACAGCTTGGCACGTTCACGCTCAATGTAAAAATACTCAGCAATCCGAATATCCTCTTTGGTCACCCAGGCAGAGGTGTCATCTCCCGTGCTGCGTTGCTGGAAGTTAGCCCCATCGTTTGCACCTGGATACATTTCCCGAAATATCTTTTTGTCCAGTACCGTGGTGATTAAGCATCGCTCGGCATCCGACCCATCGGGCCTGACGCTGTTGGGGTCAAAGTAGACGGTGAATGGGTTTTCAACAGCATCAATGTAGATTTCTTGGTCGAAAGAATCTTCCCGCACATACTTGTAATTGATGCGCCAGTAGCCCCAGCCCATCCTAACGGCGTAATCAAAGGCGGTGTCGTAAGCGGTATCGGCGCTGGAATTGACCTCAATGTGACGGGTGATGCCCTCAATAACCTGGGCGATCTTGTAGTCGGCAAGGTTGTTGACGGGGTGAACCTTAATGCGTGGGCGCTGCATCCTTTGCTGGTTGGTCACCTGTCGGATGTAGGCATCGATCTTGTTGATCGTCAGGCAGGGGCGGCTTTCCAGATTGCGGCTATTCTGAATCTCAACGGGCCATTGATCGCCAGCGGCAAACTTGATGTCGTTCAGCGCCTCGGCTCGGTTTGTAGAGTCCGAATCATTGACCAAGCGCCAGAACTTGATCGCTTCGTTAATCTTGGCGTTTGCGCCATTTTCGTCTTGGTAAGCCATATGAACCCCTTTGGGTAATTATCCCATCCATGAACCCGCTGTGGCAACCATTTGCTTCTTGCGTTTGGTGGGTTCTTTGATCATAAGTCCAATATACCGAAATGCATCTGCCCCGTGGGAATAATGGTCGTGCAATGGGTTGCGGCTGAACTGCCCCGTGTCTGGGTCAACCTCGTACCTGTAATGTCTCAGGCAAGCCAAACCATCAGCGGTATGTTCGCGGTCAAAGTAACAGTTCGGGAATATCGTCCTGGCGGCGTTGATAGAGTCCAGAATCGGCACTCTGGGCAGGATGGTGGTCTTGTACCCTGCCGCCCTCACAATGTCATCAATTGACCGCCCAGCCGCTGCCAGGGTCTTGTTTTCAGCGTCATGGGGTAACCAAATGGTATCGTATACATAACCATAGGTTTGCATCGTGGCAAGGTAATAGCTGATTGTTTTTTGGGCATCCTCAATGTATCGGATTAGCCTTGTCTCCATGCCCACAAACTGCAAGAACCAGATGGCGGTGCTATCCGACCAACCCAGGTCAAACACAGCATGAACGGGTTTGGTTGCGTCATAGGGCACTTTGGTGATGCGCCCATCCTTTTCGGCTTGTTGCATTTCTTTGGCAAAGATTGCCCCATCCACAGTCTGGCGGCATAAACCTTCCCAAACTTGGTTGTAGGCTTCTTCATCCCTTTGCTTTAGCGAGTCTTTTTCCAAACGCAAGGTATCGGGAAACCAAGGGTTATCTGACCAATTCACCCGCATGGTGATGCAATCCTCTGGGGGATTTGCCACAAACCGCTGGTAAGTCTCGTCTGTTTCCAACTCAGGGTTGAAGGAAATCCATATCTCGCTGCCTTCGGCACGAATGGTAGGAATCAACACATTCCAAGACAGGCGGCTAACCGTTTGTGCTTCCTCAACCCAACAAATAGAAACACCTTCATAGCTTTTTACGTTGGCAATGTTATTTTTGAGGCCAACAAAGCTAAATTCTGTGCCGTTCTTGCCCCGAATGCTGGCCTGGGTTATGTCGTAGAAGCCCAGCAACCCAAGGCTTTCGATTTGGTCGCACAACAGCTTATGCACCGAATCCCTCATGGAGGTCATAAACTCTCGAGCGCACAGAATACGCAATGGGCTTTTGGCCCCCAAGATTAACAGCGCCCTGGCGATGCCCCAAGATTTAGCGCCGCCCCTACCGCCGTAAGCTACCTTGTAGCGGCTTTTTCTAAACAGTCCTTCCAGCTTTACAGGGAATTCTGCCCTTGCAATAGCGTCTTGGACTTCACTCATTGGGCTTTACAAAAGTTACTTGGATGCCCTGCAATGGCTCACCATCAGCGCCAGTAACCTCGGCCTTGACGGTTTCAGACCATTTCATTTGCGTTTTAGTCCACCAGATCAGGCTGGTTGTATCCCCTGATGTAGCCTTTTGAAAAAGAGTCTTGGCAATCTGCCCGTTGGCCTTGGCTTTGCCCATGTCCAGTTCGTGCCTGTAGTACTTGCGGAGGGTCTTGTCATCAATGCCCACCAGCACGGCGATGGATTCATGCGGCAAGCCCAATCCGCTGCTGGATTCAACCAGTTTGCGGGTTTCGGGTGTTGGCTCGTGTGCGTCAGACATTTTATAGAGGGGAAGTGTTACATTAGTTTGCTGATTCGGGCTGGTTTTCCAATAATACGGCTTTTTTGCCTGTGAAGTCTTCCCAGCGCTTTACGATCACATCGCAATATTTAGGGTCTAACTCCATCAGACGGGCGTAGCGTCCATGCTTTTCAGCGGCCAGCATTGTTGTCCCGCTTCCACCAAAGGAATCCAGCACAATGTCGCCGCCTTTAGTGTTATTGAGCATTTGGTATTCAAATAAAGCAACGGGCTTCATGGTTGGATGTTCCCCATTGCGGCTTGGCTTATCAAACTCCAATATGGTGGTTTGCTTACGGTCTGCTGCCCAAAGGTGTCCAGCGCCTTCTTTCCAGCCATAAAGACACGGTTCATGTTTCCAATGGTAGTCTTGCCTTCCCATCACAAGACTAGATTTCTTCCAAATCAAGCATTGACGAACTTTCCAGCCAGCGTCTTGCGCCGCCCCTCGGAAGTTATAGCCTTCTGAGTCGGCATGCCAAATGTAAAAGACCGCCCCAGGCTTCATAACCAGATCTGCGGTTACATAAGCAT